GTACATCGAAAACTCTCTCACCACTCTGAACGAGAAGGATCCCGTTGGTGAGATCAACCGCAAACTGTGGAACAGCGGTAGTGATGAAGACAAAGAGACTGCTCGTAAGCAGAAGCGTAAGCTCCAATATTACAGCAACATCTATGTCGTGAAAGATCCTAAGAACCCCGAGAACGAGGGTCGTGTGTTCCTCTACAAGTATGGCAAGAAGATCCATGATAAGATCCTTGCTGCCATGCAACCTGAGTTTCAGGATGAAGACCCCGTGAATGTCTTTGATCTTTGGGAAGGTGCTAACTTCAAACTGAAGATCAAGAAGGTTGCTGGTTACTGGAACTACGATAGTTCCGAGTTCGATAGCGTGTCTGCTCTGAGTGCAGACGATGATGAACTAGAGAAAGTGTGGAAGCAAGAGTACTCTCTGGAAGCTTTCACTAACAAAGATCAGTTCAAGACCTACGAGGAACTGGAAGCACGTCTGAACCTTGTGCTCGGTATTACTTCCCGTCCTGTTACTCGTCCCTCTGTCGATGATGAAGAGTTCGAACCCATCGTGGAAGATGAACCCTCCTCGTTCCGTAGCCGTGTCTCTGCTGCTCCTATCCCCGTGAAGGATGAAGCAGTTGTTGATGATGACGATGCTCTGTCTTACTTCGCTCGTCTTGCTGAAGAAGACTGAATCTAAAATCACATACTGATTTCGTTGGCGGGGAAAAAAATTTCCCGCCAATTTTTTTCTCAAAAAGTCTTCATATGATAAACAACTTCAACCGAGAATTTATTGATTCGTTATTTGATACAATGGAGTTCATTGATATTGGTAATGATATTACAATCATGAAGTCCGTTATTCCAGATTCAATCTGGGAAGAAATAACTCGTTTGGAAAAAGATGCCCGTAGTATAAAAGATCATCCTCTTTCTTCCCTTAGATACATGTACAATCAGGGAATGAATTCATATCAATATTGTGTTCCATCTTCAGATTTAGAAAAATCTTTTGTCATGCCTTACATAATATTTGCTGGACAAAAATATATTGCAGAAATAAATCAAGTTGATTATGTTTCCCTTCATAGAAATGTCATATTGAAGCAGTTGCCTGGACACTATGAGGGATATGACTTCTGGTTTAACTACTCAAATGTTGGAGACACAAACCCAATTCATAAGCATGGTGGAAGTATTTCTTCTGTGATATATGTTTCCAATACACAAGACATGCCAACAAAATTTTATAATGGATATTGTTTCTATGGCAAACCAAAAGAGATGGTGCTATTTCCAGCAAAACTTGGTCATCAAGTAGAGGAAAATAAAATTGGCGAGAGAGTTACAGCAGCTTATAACTTGATTCTTAGAAAGTAATCAACCAGTCTTCTTTAGTCTCTGATCTATAAAATTACTGGACTGCTTGTAAAGATTTTTCTTTCTGAAGTCATCTACAAATTGTCTGAAGTATGTTGGTTTTAGTAGATAAATTTCTCTTTTCTTTTCATTTTCATCGGTAAAATACTCTGCAATAGTAACTGGTCTTGCAATCTGATTTCCTGGTTTGGTTACTATTACACCATCAATATTTAATTTGTGAGTTTTATTGTAAAACTCTTCATCCACACGTAATCCTTCTGGATAAGGACCGACTTTGAAAGTTTCATAGTGTCTGATTGTTTCATATGGATTGTCATATTCAGACTCTAGAGTTTTGAACAAAGTAAAGTTAGTCATTGGCCAATCATATTGAGCATTGACTAAGTTATTTGTCAATAATATAACCCAGTCAAAAAATGGATCGCCATATGCTTTATCTGCTAACGTATCTGGTCTCTCTCCATCTACAATACTATACTTATTGAAGATTACTGCATACGAAAATACATCTTCACTTACTCTGTATCTGCGAAAGAAATTCTTTGCAGTTACAAAATCCGATTCAGAGAATGGATAACTAATTGGTTTCTCGTCGTATGAGATATCTGGGACTAGTGAAAAATACATTAGTAATCCTCGACTTCGTTAGCAAAGATAAGTTTAGTTTCTTGGAATGATACAGTTAAACCAATAGCAACCATCTCGCCACCTTCTAATGTTGCATATGCTCCATCGGGAGTATAATTAACATCAACTTGAGTGATGGAACACATTTTATATTGTGCTACATCTGTATTTAATCCACTACCTCTCATAAAAGAGACTTTACATACGCTGGGAACTTTTATAAAACTATTGGATATATTTTGACCACCAATTTCTACCGATTGTCCAAGTGCAGATAGACTAGTATCAGCACTAAAACTAGGAAGCATCGCTTTTTTAAAGATCTTTACAATCTGCTTAACATTATCTGCTTCTGGTTTATTCCTTGGAACTAGTTTATAGTTAAGAGTAAAGTTTCTAAGATCAATACCACCGAAGAGCAATTCAACGTTTGGGTTTAGAATTACTCCTTGTGTGCCACCAAATACATCATTATCTGATAGTTGTTCACCAGTAATTTTTCCGATGATTCCCTGAACAACTTTTGCAGCTGCCATAGGACCAACTTGATCAAATGAAGTACCAATTGCATTCAAAGTATTCTGTGTCAGTTGTCCAAAATCACCAGAACCAAAGGTTGCCATCGCTGCAGCACCAATATTGCTGAATGCTTTACCACTCCAGTTTGCTTTATAACCAGTAGATACATCTTCTGGCATGTATAAAACTATAGATTGCAACCCCTCTACTTTTTTGTATAATGATGCATCTGTAGCACTTTGATTGTATACAGATAATGCAGTTCCGCTATCTTTTGTTGCTCCCTTGTTAATTCCTTTGAAGGGAGGAACATACTCATAGAATTCAAATAAAACATAATCAGAGTTACTTTGCATCGCCGCATCTTTTGGATATCGTATTGATCCAGTTGCAGATCCAGTTGCTAGTTGTTTGTAACTTGTGTTTCCACCTTGCTGCTCTAGGAAATTTTCTTTATTTTTCTTAGCATCTGGACCAGTTCCCAACAGCCACTCAGCACCATTCCATCTCCAGTATTGTTTGGTTCCACTACGGCCAACCTGCTTTTCTACAACTTCGCCGTCAAATTCTCCTTTCCTACTTGGTGCAGACATTACTTGGACATCTCCTTAGATTGTTTTGTGCCGTATCCTTTCACAGTTCTGTGCGCGGTGATTTTATCGTAGAATTTCTCATCAGTTTCTTCCCATACTGTTTGTTTATCTATTGGAAAGAGCATTCCGTTCAAGTTCTTCACAAAATCTTCTGTTGGCAGGAGAATGGCAGTATCCCATTCAACCAAAGCAAGATCAAGATATAATCCTTCTACATGGTCGTGAATATATTTATGGAAGCATATCTTGGGTATATCAATTCTTCCTTTAATTAGCTTCTGTGTTGCTAGTAATCTTTTCTTTGGAGATAGGTAGTGTAAATTAGCTCCCCAAAATTCATTCTTGTTTGATTTGATTACATAAACTAGAGGGTTCTTGTCATAGTAAGGTAACCATCTCATCTTTGCTTTATATTCAAACATGTAGAGGTGACCTTCTACTACATATCTCCTTAGTTCGTTAGTGTCTTGTTCTTTTGCAAGACCACCGCTATCTCTTTTTTCATCTAGAATATATTTTTCTAGATTCTTGCTATATCGACTTGCTTCTGCTTTGACTGCTGATCTATACCAAGAGAGTGATTTCTTCTCTCCTCCTGTTGCTGCTGTAACTCTCTCGAATAGTGTTTTGTATCCAGTTTCTTTTTTCTTTTCTGTTGTAGCAAATCCTTTTGCCATGTCTATACTCCTAAGTGATCTTCGGTAAGTATTAAGAAGTTCATCTGCCTGTCTTCACAATACTCACGCGCAGCAGACCACTTAGCTTGGTTCTTTGCGAATGTCAAAACTGCATTACGGTAGGCAGCAGTTCGTTTGTTTTTGTCATTCGGGGGTGTTGTTTGTTTTTTGGGTTTGATTTCGATAATATACTTGGTTATAGCACCAGTCTTTTCACGAACCTTAATGTAAAAATCTGGATAGTATCGCCTCACCACACCATCG